AATATCTAATATTCAAGGTACAGTGGCTACAAATAGTACTGCTACTCAAGCATTATTAATTGGATCATATACTACAACAGCAATATATGGAGAATATTTTTATTTAGCTATAAATAGTACAGTTACTTCTAAATTTACTGGAAGTTTTTATGTTACTCAATCAGTACCTCCTACTGCTTCTATTTCAGATTTAGTGGTTTTGCAACCATATATTGATGAAGATTTTTATGTTAGTGAATATAATGTATTAGCAGGAAACGCTGTTATACCTCGTTATAGCGCACTTTATATGGATGTAGATTACACTACTAATACTATTCAAGCTACAAACTCAGCATCAATTATATCAGGTTCAGCAACTAGAGCAGCAGTACAAGACTCAAATTATACAAATACTGGTTGGATTAATGCTAGATATAATGGTACAAAAGTAAGTAGTATAGATTATAATACTTATACTCCTGCTACAGAATATACAGGTTCAAAAGGTTATTATTCTTTTACTACTCAACAAGTTACTTTTATATCTGATACTTCTATTTTTGGATATACCGGTTCATGGCCTGGAGATCAATCATATGGTAAACAAACATCTATTGATATTTATAGTAATTATTTCGCTAAATTTATTAATATAACTTCTTCATCACCTGAAATTTTAGGTGGTAGTAATGTTTATATAACTGAATTGATTGATATAAATGGTAATAGATTATCATTAAGTGAAAATAAATATTTACTAGATGTAGCTTATAATTTTTTTAAAGGTACTGAAGTTAATATATATAACTTTTCAGCAGTTACAGGAAGTGGATTAGTAGCTTCAGCAACTGTATTTGACGCTGGTGCTTATTATCAAACTATATTATCATTTAGAGGAAACTTTGGACCTTACCCTAGTAATCCTACTTTTATACCCTATATATGGTATAATGGAAGTTTAGAATATCCACTTTTAGGAGGTTTTACTCCTACATCTCAAACTACTCTTGGTTTTGCATTATCTTCTTCTAATACTTTAGTAACTTTTAATAGTGATGATTCATATAGTAATTGGTTATCACCATTTTTACAATCATATTATGTACCTGCTTCTGGTCCTATAACTAAAGCTCCATTTGCACGAGTAGATGTTGCTCAATCAGCTTCAATTTATAATAAAAATACTAATACAATAATAACCGGTAGCTCTACTGCTACTGGATCAGTTTTATGGCAAGATTTAATTAGTCCTATTAAAGCTAATGATTATATAAGACTCAGTACATCGGCTTCATATTCTTCTTTATTTAACCCATCATCTTCTACAACATATCAAATAATTGACACATACACTCCAGTTAGTAGTGGTGGATATTATTATTCAGGTTCATTAATTCTTAATGGAACTATATCTAATCTAGGTTCAATATATTCTCAATCTTATATTATTTATAGAAGAATACCTTCAGAAAACTATGTAGTTATAGATAAAACTATAACATTAGATAATGAAGGATTATTAATACCTGCTAATTTTAACCCAGATTATGATCCAATAACAATAGCTAGAAGAGCTGGTGTAATATAATAAAAATAAAATTTAATAATATTTATATATAAATAATAATAACCAATGGGATATTTAAATAATACTATAGTAACAGTTGACGCGATATTAACAACAACAGGTCGTCAGTTACTAGCTCAAAACGACGGAACGTTTAGAATCACACAATTTGCTTTAGCTGATGATGAAATTGATTATACATTATATAATCCAAACAATCCCTCAGGTTCTGCTTACTATGGTCAAGCAATTGAAAACATGCCTTTATTAGAGGCGTTTGCTGAAACTACTCAAACTATGAAATATAAGTTAGTAACTTTACCTCGTGGTACAGCTAGATTACCTATATTATCAGTACCTCCTTCAATTAGTTTACTACAAGGTGCTTCACAAGCAATTTCACCTCAAACATTAAATTATTTAGGTGCTAACACAGTAGAACCATCAGGATATACATTTACAATTTCAGATGTTCGTTTAATGAGTACATTTGAAGGTGTAGGAGTTAATACACCAGCTGTAACAGCTTTAAATGTATCTAATTCAACTACAACATTAGGTACAACAGTGTCTCAAACAGTAGTAGGAACAGTACTTAATTTAAGAGCTACAACAGTAAATACATTATTCCAAACTTATACTCAATTACAAGCTACATTAACAATAGTAGGTAGAGATAGTGGTGCAAGACAAACAATCCCAGTAACAGTAACAAAAACAGCTTAATATATAACATATGTCTTTTAATAGATTAGATCCATCAGATTTTGTAGTAAGTTCAGATTCAATAACAGCAACGTTATGGTCTGGAGCTTTACCTACATTAACTACATTTTTTACTTCATCAGTTCAAGAAGCTGGTTCAAGTGGAGATTATTATTTAAACGTTTTCCAAGCTGACCCAGTAGCATCAACTACAGCTTCAATTCAATTTGCTATAGCTTATGGTAACGCAGCAGGAAGTGGAAGTGCATTATATAACTCAGCAGTAAATGGATTATCACCTACATCAACTATTTATGGTCAATACCAAAATATAGTGTTAGGAGATGAAAATACAAATTTTGTATTTGGGGCTTATACTTCTTCACAATTTTGGGCTATATCATTTGAAAGAGCAAGATATAAACAATCATTATTTCCTGGTTCTTTAACATTAAAATTATCAGGTAGTTTAGGAGTTATTTCATTAACTGATAATAGTAATTATGTTGCCTCTCAAACATTTAATGAAGCTGGTAGAGTATTTCAATTAATTTCAGGTTCAGCCGGTGTTGTAACAGTTACAGCAGCTACAACAACAAATGGATATAGTTTAAACTCAGGTTCATATGGCTGGCTATTGCCAGATATTGGAACTATTTTATTAAATCCTTTTGCCCTAAGTGGTTCATTAGCTTCAGGCGGTATTGGATTAAATTATAGTGTAGTATCAAATGCTGATGGAGATAATAATAGTAAATTATATAGAGCTATAAGTGGTTCAACCGCTAAATCATTTACAATTAACTCCCAAGAAACTATTTCTTCAGATTATATTTTTGTAAGACCTAGAAGTGCTGAATTTAATTACTCAGAAAATCCATCATTTATTTCAGGTTCAACTGGTGAAGTATTATATCCTTCATTTATTAATAACCCACAAACATACATTACAACAGTGGGTTTATATAATGACACTAACGAATTATTAGCGGTAGCAAAATTATCTAGACCATTATTAAAAGACTTTACAAAAGAAGCTCTTATTAGAGTAAAATTAGATTTCTAATGAATGGGCGCTTACAAACAATTTTTAGCATCTGATATCGTAGTAACTCCCTTCGAAGTGAATAAAGCATTCAACTTCGAGGGAGCGGCCGCATTAACTGCTTCTGGTGTTGGAATTGATAGATTTTTAGGTACAAATATAACAGGTACTTTTAATCCAACTACAGCTCCTACAACAGGACAAATATCAACTCAATATCAAAGTTTAATTTATAATTCAATTCAAGAATTATATTATTCAAATTACTTAAGTTCAAGTTATGGTGATAACGTAGCTACAGCTAGTTTAATTCCTGGAGCAGACACAGCCGGAGATAGATATGTAGGTATTACTCAAACACCTAACTATTTTAATTATTTACAAACTACTTTATCATATCCAAAATATTTTCCTACAGCGTCTGATGATATTATTGGTGTCATATCTATCCCATCTCGTTTATTTGGAGATTATATCCAGCCTAAATCATTTACATTTACAGCTCCTAGTGGTAGTTTAAGAGATGATGGTGAAGGTAATATATTAGATGAAACAGATGATATTGTAGGAAATATATTTTACTATCATGGTTTAATCACAATAGTATCAGAACAAGCAGCTGGTTATGGATTTGTAACTTATGGTACTGCTATTTATGGCGGTGCTACAGGAGATAATGATTCTATATTAAATTATATAACAGCATCTAATATAACTTGTTCATTTTCTAGTTCATATAAAATATATGAAACACAATATAAATGTACAATGAGAGAAAATGAATTTAATTTTTCTCAAAACCCAAGTTTATCCTCAGGTAGTACATTAATATCAAGCTCAATGGGTACTTTCTTTACCCCAGGACAATATTTAACAGATAACGTAACAGGTTCTTATTTTTCACCTTATGTTACAACAGTAGGTTTATATGATGAAAATCAAAACTTATTAGCAGTAGGAAAACTATCTCAACCCCTACCCGTATCACCTACTACAGATACAACAATATTAATTAATTTAGACAGATAATGTTAACATTACCAACTTGGGTTTACAATAGTAAGCCCATCACTAACCTTAACGATTTTCCTAAAGACACATTCGGATTTATTTATATTGTTAAAAATAACGATACTAATAAATCTTATATAGGTAAAAAAGTATTATACCATAATAAAAAAGTAAAATTAGGTAAAAAAGAAGTAGCCGAACTAACTGGTGTTGGCCGTA